TGAATCAATGTGGACAGCTTGCGAAAGTGCACCAAATACAGCGATTGCTTATTCACTTACCGCAGCTACTGGAGCAGTATTTGCAGGAACCGTTTTGCCAGTGTTTCCATCAGTTGGCGGAGCAGCACCAAGCGCACAAACTGACACATGGACAATGACAGTTATCGGAACACCAACCGAAACATTCAGCTAAAATCTAACAACGGGAGCACAGATGAAAAAAGCAATAACAATTACATACGCGTCGGGGGATCAGGCTACATTTGTAGCCTATCCGCCTGATTTCGTAAAATGGGAATTAGCAACTAAGAAATCCATTGGTGAGTTTACCGGGATGCACGACATTCTTTATGTGGCACACAGTGCATACAAAAGAGAAGCCGGTGGCAAGCCAACCAAGTCTTTCGAGATTTGGATGGAAAGTATTGTTGATGTCGAGGTCGGGGTTGATAACCCAAAAGTCATCGACGAGGGAGTATCAGCCGACTCATAGTCGAGTTGGCGATAGCGACTCACATTCCTATGAGCGAATGGACATCCGCTGAGGATATCCTTACTGCAATAGAGATTCTGGAGGAGCGCAATGGCAACTGATCCAATCAGTTATGACAAACAAGAATTGCGTGGAATCATCAAAGCCTTTAAGGCAATGGATGAGGCAGCTGTTGAAGCTGCTAAAAAGGAATCATCTGCTCTTGCTGAATATGCTTCTCAACAGATTAAGAAAACAGCAGCGACTCGTACGGTTTCAGGTATTGCTGCTCAGCGTATTGCTGATGGAGTTTCGATAAGCAAGTCCAGTAAAGTCGGTGAGTTTTCTTATGGCTTTGCTCGTCAAAAGTTTTCAGGTGGCGGTACAACTTTGGATCTGCTTTACGGTATGGAATTTGGTTCCAATCGCTTTACGCAATTTCCAACCCGTACATCAAAGAAAGGCAACGGTAACTCCGGTTACTTTATTTACTCTACATTGCGAGCGATCCAGCCGGATCTTATTAAGCAATGGGAAGAAGCATTTGATCGCATCTTGAAGGAGTGGGACTAATGGCAGGTAATAGAACTCTCAAACTTTCCATCCTTGCAGATGTTGATAACTTAAAGAAGAGCCTAGATGACGGCTCTAAAGATGTTCAAACCTTTGGCGATAAGATTGAAGGGTTTGGCAAGATTGCAGGTGCCGCGTTTCTTGCTGCTGGCGCTGCAGCTGTTGCATATGCCGGCAAGTTAGCAATCGATGGCGTTAAGTCCGCAATCGAGGATGAAGCAGCTCAAGCCAAGTTAGCAACCACTTTAAAAAATGTTACATCTGCAACTGATACTCAGATTGCTGCAACTGAAAAGTACATTACTCAAACGTCTCTAGCATTTGGTGTTACAGATGAAAAACTCCGTCCAAGCCTTGATCGTTTGCTGCGATCAACCAAGGATGTTGAGGAAGCACAAAAGTTACAGAATTTAGCACTCGATATCGCTGCAGGTACTGGCAAGGATTTAGGCGCAGTATCTGAGGCGCTAGGTAAAGCCTATGACGGCAACCTAGGAGCTTTAAAGCGTTTAGGCGTCAGCATCGATGAGGACATAATTAAGTCCAAGGATTTCGATGCAGCAACCGCAGCTCTTTCAGAAACATTTGCAGGTCAGGCAACAGTCCAGGCTGAAACGTTTGAAGGTAAGTTAGCCCGGCTCAATGTGGCATTTGAGGAAGGCAAGGAAACCGTTGGCGGATACATCCTCACTGCAATAACTCCTCTTGTTGAGAGTTTTGTTGAAAACGTTATACCGGCTTTTGATGATATTGCCACAACAATTAAAGATGATGTTGCACCTGTATTTAAGACATTCTTCACAACCGTAAAAGACATAGCAACCCCAATCTTTGAAGGATTAGGTAAAGTCTTTAGAATAATTAAAAATTCACTTACAGAAAACAAAGACGAATTTGCTGCCCTATTGCCGATCTTTGAGGACATTGTAAGTTTTGTTAAAAAGTTTTTAGTTCCATTATTTGGCGAAACATTAAAAACGACATTTAGCGTACTGGCTGCAGGTATAAAACCTTTGATAACTGCATTTGCTAGCGTAGCCGAATTGATTGGTAATGCTTACAATGGATTGAAGGATTTTGTCAATCTTGTTAAAAATAATCCTTTGGTCAAAGGAATCTCAGGAGCAGTCGAAAAAATCTTTGGTGGCGGTAAAGCTGCAGGTGGTCCAGTAGCCGGTGGCACAACTTACCTAGTAGGCGAAAAGGGTCCAGAACTCTTTACTCCAGGATCTAGCGGAAACATTATCCCAAACAATCGCTTAGGCGGTGGCGGTGGCTCAATCAATATTACGGTAAACGGAGCAATCGATGCCGAAGGAACTGCCCGTCAGATCGTAGACATTCTTAACCGAGCAACTGCTCGCGGTGGATCAGGCTCAAACGCCTTGGTGTATTAATGACCCAATGGACTCCTGAATGGCAAGTAACCATTAATGGTGGTGGTGATTACACCAATCTAACCCTTGCTAACTTGACGATTACCTGTGGGCGTACCGATATCTATTCCCAACCCTTTGCAGGTTATTGCAGCGTTAATATTATTAACTTGGATCAATCGCCTATTGTCATGGACATTAATGACCAGATAACAATCAGGGTCAAAGATTCATCTGGCACATTTATTAACCTATTTGGTGGGTTCGTCACAGACATCGACGTAGAGGTCACTCAAGCCTCATCTACGGCTATTTCAGAGTCTATTCAAGTAACTGCTATGGGTGCTCTTTCAAAGCTGCCTAAGGCGCTCACAGAGGGTGTTTTGAGCAAGGATTTTGACGGAAATCAGATTTACACAATTCTGAGCGAAGTATTGTTTAATACATGGAACGACGTACCAGCAGCTTTAACGTGGGCAACTTATGATGCAACAACAATTTGGGCAGATGCTGAAAACTCAGGTTTAGGTGATATTGACCAACCGGGCGATTATGAACTCACACGTCGATCATCTGATATTACTGACGTTTACAGCCTAGTAACTGCTTTGGCTAATTCTGGGCTTGGTTATCTTTACGAAGACTCGGAAGGTCGAATCGGTTATGCCGACAGCACTAGGCGCAATTCTTATCTTTCTGCAAATGGCTATGTGGATTTAACTGGTCATCATGCTTTGGCTCGTGGTGTTAAAACCGAAAAGCGATCTGGCGATGTTCGAAATAACGTGACGATTACATACAAAAACGGTGCAACACAATCTGCCTCGGATGCAGCATCTATTCAAATTTATGGACAACAGGCTTATAACATAGATACAAGTTTAGAACATGCAGCTGATGCTCTATCTCAGGCTCAATTTTATTTGACGCTTAGAGCCTATCCTCAGGCTCAATTTAGATCAATTACTTTCCCAATATCTAATCCTGAAATTGATGACACAGACAGAGATTCTTTGCTGAATGTATTTATGGGCTTACCTCTAAACATTACTGAGTTACCGAGCAATATTAACAATGGCGAGTTTCAAGGCTTTGTTGAGGGTTGGACTTTTAGGGCTGGGTATAACTCGCTTTACTTGACTTTGACAGTTTCACCAACGGCATACAGCCTCCAGGCTATGCGCTGGAATAGTGTGCCTGTTAATGAACGTTGGAACACGCTTAACGCTGGATTAGAATGGATTGACGCTACAATAGTAGCCTGATATAAGGAGAAAAATGGCAACGACTACAAACTATTCCTGGAGTACTCCAGACGATACGGCATTGGTTAAGGATGGCGCAGCTGCTATCCGTACGCTGGGCTCCTCTGTAGATACAACAACTAAGGCTCTTAACCCTTCAACAACTCTTGGTGATCTTGAATATCGATCAGCAACAGCCAATACAAATACGCGCCTGCCTATTGGAACCACTGGTCAAGTTTTAACAGTTGCCGGTGGAGTTCCAGCGTGGGGAGCAGTTGATCCGTTATTAATTCTGGATGCAAAAGGTGACTTAATTACTGCAACTGCAGCAGATACTCCTGCTCGTCTTGCAGTAGGTGCTAATAACACCGTACTTACTGCAGACTCAACAACAGCAACAGGATTAAAATGGGCTGCTGCATCATCGGGGCCTACAGGTTGGACTTTATTAAATTCTGGTGGCACAGCTATGACTGGCGCGGCCACTATTACAGTATCGTCAATTACTTCAAAACAACTTTTAGTCTTAATTGATAATGCTTCAAGTGCAAGCAGTGGGTCGGTAATGTCTGTCAGACCTAATAATTTAAATACGTCTATTTATAATAAGTTTGGTATTCGTAACACTTTAGAATCACCATATGCTCCAACCTTATTCAATCACCAAGCAACTTTTGGGGGTACTGGTGGCGTGTTAATTGCAGACATGGCCAGCAGTGGAGACTCTTCATCAGGTTACGCATTTTTTGATTTATGCGATCAAACTGGTACAAAGTTTTACCATGCCGCTGGAAGTGGTAACAGCGGATCTTACACATTTAGACAATACACAACAGCTGGAACGGTCGCAGTGGGCGCGGCTATTACTTCAATCTCTGTTGTTTCAAGTGTTGGCAATTTTGACTCAGGCACACTATATGTATATGGAGCAAGCTAATGTATAAAGAAAAAATAGTAGATCTTATTACAGGCGAAGAAACGTGGCGCAATTATACGGTCGAAGAAATTGCCGAAGTAAAAGCAGCCGAAACCGAAGCCAAACTTAAAGCTATTGACCAAGCGGCTAAAGATGCAGCTAAGCAAGCTGTACTAGACAAACTTGGACTATCTGCCGATGAAGTAGCTGCATTACTTGGATGAAACCAAAACTATCTAAGTCAGTTGTTCAGTTAAGAGAGCAGGCAGACGATTCTTATCCTGACCGAAAGCGTGATTCTGACGGCACAATCGGAGACCTACGGCATGCAAGCCGAAAGAGCGATCATAACCCTGACCCTATTACAGGGTTCGTCAGGGCTATCGATCTCGATGTTGATTTCGACAAACAAGCCTCCACAGGTGTTTACATTGCCGACCAGATTCGAATTGCAGCAAAATCAGATAAACGCATTGCATATGTTATTTTTAACAAAAAGATTGCGAGCGCTAGAAGCCTCTGGCGTTGGAAAAAATACACCGGAATTAACCCACACACCAAACACATCCACGTCAGTTTTACAAAGGCTGGCGACACGGATTCAAAGTTTTTTAACATCCCGTTACTAGGAGGCACAGATGAAACAAGATCTAAAGAAGATGCTAGCAAGTTACGGCAGAGCGTTTTTGACAGCTGCTCTTGCACTTGTCGCTGCAGGGGAAACTGACCCTAAGAACATTGCTTATGCTGGTGCTCTCGCAACCATTCCTCCAATCA